GCGAATGCGAATGCGCTGATTGGAAAAAAGCTTGGCGTACCGAATGAGAAATCCTCACCCGAAGAGGTCGCCGCATTTCGTCGTTCGCTCGGAGTTCCCGATACCATTGACGAGTACAAATTCGCTCCCGATGCGCTCCCAGAGGGCATGACGTGGGATGACAACAACGTCAAAAACTACGCTGAGATCGCCCACAAGCACAACATACCGCCCTCCGCGATGAAGGCGCTAGTGACCGAACACGCAAGGATGGAGCATTTCAAAATGCAGGGCATGCAGGCGCAGATTGAAAAGCAGCATGTCGATGCAGTGAACACCCTCAAGAAGGAGTGGGGAGGGGAGTTTGACAAGAACATCGGCCTCGCCAAGCAGGCCGCGAAGATCGCTGGAGTCAATGCAAACTCACAAGGATTCGCGGACCCCGAAGTCGTTCGTGGATTCGTTCGCATGGCGCAAATGATGAGCGAGGACAAGGTCGGGCGCTCGATGAGTGGCTCAGAGTTTATGACCGGCTCGGCCCGCGCCAAGGACATCATGAGTAATCCCGACAACTCTTGGCACAAGCGATACATGGAGGGCGACCGCGAGGCCGCGACCCTGGTGACCGGACTGCTCAAGCAGGGATAACAATTTCGCGGGGTAGAGAAAAGGTATCTTGCAAGGCCCATACCCTTGAGTTCCGGGTTCGACTCCCGGCCCCGCAACATTTTTGAAAATATGTTTTGACTGATACTAAATCGGGCTGAAACGTAAATGCGTCAGAGCAGACACCTCCTTGTTGAGCCTGCTCCCTAATTACCCGCCGCCGCTGACCCCAAACGGGACACTCGGAGAGCGAAGGGAGCAGAACAAATCCATCGGTTTCGACTGATACCAACCCAACTCAACTAAAGGAATAAAATGGCCGACTTAAACGGCGTTCTCACGAACGTACCAAATCACTTCACAACCCAGTTCGATAGCAACTGGAAACACCTCGTTCAGCAAAAGAACAGCAAGCTGAAAGAATACGTCACCATCGATTCAATCGAAGGTAAGGAAAAATCCTACAATCAAATCGACGCAACCTCGATGACTCAGATCACGGATCGTTCTAAGGACACCCGTATCTCCGATCAAGCGATGGCCAAGCGTTGGATTCGCCCCACACAATACGACTGCGCCAAGCTCGTAGACGAATGGGATGAGCAACTCCTCGGCGAGGTTGTCCTTCCGACATCCCCGATCATCCAATCGCACGCTCAAGCTTATGCTCGTACATGCGACTCGATCATCATCGGCGCTCTCGGCGGCACGGCCTTCACAGGCACGACCGGCACAACGGCCACCGCATTGCCAGCAGGCCAGAAGGTCCCTGTCAACTATGTGGAATCCGGCACTGCTGCCAACAGCGGTCTCACCATTGCCAAGCTCCGCGCTGCGAAGTTCCTCTTCGACAGCAACGAAATTGACGAGGAAGAGGAGCGCATCATTGTGGTCTCGGCCAAACAACTTCAAGACCTGCTCCGCACGATTGAAGTCACAAGCCAAGACTACAACAGCGTTCGCGCCTTGGTGGACGGGGCTTTGAATACCTTCATGGGATTCAAATTCCGCCGCAGCCAACTCCTCGGCAAAGTCTCCACCGTTCGTTCCTGCTACGCCTACGTCAAGTCGGGCGTGATCTTGGCCGAGCGTGGACTGAAGACTCACATGGACGTCCGCACGGACCTCTCGCACTCCCTTCAAATCCGCTCCGTTGCCAGCCTCGCCGCTGTCCGCATGGAAGAGAAGAAGGTCGTCGAGATCGCTTGCGACGAAGCTTAATTCAAGCACCCCGCTGGCAGACCGGGACAATGTCTGCCACCCACTTTTTTAACTCTCTCAAACTGCTTCAATGACGGACGTTCACATCTGCAACCTCGCTCTCGCTCGACTAGGTGATTCCCGTATCACCACCCTCGCCGATGCGACCGCGCAGGCGCAGTATTGCACGCTCTTCTACACGCAGACGGTCGCTGAACTCCAAGCTGAGTTCGATTGGCAGTTCTGCCGCAAGCAGGTCAACCTCACCAGCGCCACGACCCCGCTCGGTGGTTACACCTACCAGTACGCTCTACCCAGCGATTACATCCGCTCACTCCGTGTCGCGAACATCGACGAGAGTGAAAATTTCGGACAATGGGAAATCCTCGGCACTTATCTCCAAACCAATTTCGTTTCTCCAGTAACGTTGGACTACATCGCCAACATCACGGACGCCAGCAAGTATCCTGCGATCTTCACTGAGCTTCTTGCCGTCAAGCTCGCAGGCGTCCTTGCCATGCCACTCACCGGCAGTAAAGACCTCTTCAAGCAGACCGTGGAACTCTACATGGCCATGCTCGGCAAGCCTGCCTTCGCCAATGCCACGGAGAAGACGCAAAATGCACGCATCACCGCAGGCACACTGACCGCGACTGAGATTTGCAGGCAAGCGATCTTGCGTGTCGGCAGTGCCAATCTGTTTGAACCCTTCGGCGAACCCATGGCACTCGCTCAGTCGTTCTACGAGGTCACCCGCGACGAACTCCTCGCCGACTTCCAGTGGTCGTTCACTCGCGCCCAACTCCCAATTACAAAAGATGGGAATCCTCCTGCAACTGGCTCCGGTTACCTCTACCGCTACGCGATCCCCGCAGGGACGGGGCAGATCATCCGGGTCAACAACATCGATGACTCCGAGAATTCGGCAACATGGGAAGTCGTTGGAACATTTATCCATACCAATCTGACGACCCCGATCACGTTGGACTACACCAGCAAAATCACCGACCCCTCCAAGTTCCCACCCATTTTCACGCACATCCTCACCGTCACTCTCGCCATCAAACTCAATAGCATAGTCCAAACGCACAGCACACCTGCCCAATGAAATCCGAAGAACTCTTCAAAGAACTGCAATTCCTCATGTCCAAGCCTGCTCTCCTTGAGGCAGTCGAGGCAGTCGCAAACTACTCTGGCACTCTCACCACGACCGCAGCGGAGATCATCCGGCAAGCGGTCATGCGGGTCGGCAGCGCCGACACATTCAAGCAGCAAGGGCAACCCTTTGTCTTCGCGGCCAAGTTCTACGGACAGACGGTCAACGAAATCCTTTCCGACTACGATTGGCGCTTCGCCCGCATGCAGGCATCGGGCATCACTTCAACCCCTCTTTCATTCGGGTACGATTTCAAATACGCAAGCCCAACAGGGGCCATCAAGATTCTGCGCGTCAATGGCATTGATTCCACGGAGAACTTCGGCACATGGGAACTGGTCGGTTCCTCCATCCACACCAATCTTGTTTCCCCGATCTCGGTGGATTACATCGCAGTTCCTGCCGACACCACCTTCCCAGCGATCTTCATCGAAATGGTCGTGGTGCGGCTCGCCTACAAGCTCTCCATGGCACTTGGCGCAGGCGATCAAGCGATAGCGGCAATGAAGGAGATGGAAAGCTTGATTGCTCGTCCAGCACTGCAACGGGAAATCACTTCTGTCGCAGACGCCTCCTCAACGAACACCATTGTGAACCGCTCGCAGATTTGCAAGCAGGCCATCATGCGCCTTGGGTCCATCGATACTTTAAAAGGCCAACCGATGGTCTTTGCGAATTCTTTCTACGATCACACGCTGGAAGAACTCCTCTCCGATGCGCCTTGGGCCTTCGCGAAAAAACAAGTCACGCTCCTCGTTGGGACCGCACCAACACAAGGGTACACGAAGAAATACACCCTGCCGACCGATGTGATTCAAGTTCTCCGAGTCAACAACATCGATACCACCGAGAACTTTGGCCAATGGGAAATCATGGGGGGATTCCTCCACACGGATATCGGCGCTCCGATTGTGATCGATTACACCGCTCATATCACTGACGTGACTGCATTTCCCGCGCCATTTATCGAGGCGCTCATCGCTCGCATCGCATCGAAGATAGCTCTACCGCTGACTGGCAGTGGTGATCTCGTCGCCGCCATGACGACCGTGGCAATGGAGACCATGCAACGCCCCAGCGTGAAAATTCTGATCGAGAAATCCGCGAAACCCCGCTTGACCACCTCGGCCAACTCGGTCTCGGAAATCTGCCGCCAAGCCATCCTCCGGGTGGGAAGTGCCGATGTCTTCAAGCCGTATGGCGAGCCGATGTCTATCGCGACATCGCTATTCGATCAGACTCGCAATGAACTCCTCGCCGACTTCGACTGGCAGTTTGCACGCTCGCAAACAACCTTGGCAGCAGACGCCGCGCCTCCGGCCTTCGGTTACGCCAAGCGATATGCCCTTCCTGCCTCAACTATCAAAGTCCTTCGCGTCAATGGCGTCGATGAGGACGAGAACTTTGGCCAATGGGAAATCGTTTCCGGCTACATCCACACCAACTTCACTCCGACCATCCAACTGGAATCCACCGCCATCGTTTCCGATGCGACCAAGTTCCCGCCGGTATTCACGAACATGCTCACGGTCACCTTGGCTATGAAGCTTTCCCAACTCATGGAATCTCAACCCACCGCAGCGCCTCGCCAATAAATGAAGTCCGAGGAGTTATTCAAGGAACTCCAGTTCCTCGCGGGCAAGACGGCATTGAAAAATGCGGTCGAGACCCGTGCCTCCTCGCGTCCATCGTCTATCCTCACCGAGGACGAACTCTGTCGCCAAGCGATCCTACGGGTCGGGACTGCCGAGCAGTTCGGTCCCTCCTCGCAGGCGATGCTCCTCGCGAAGTCGCTCTACCCACAGGTGCGCGATGCCATGCTCCTCGCCGGATCGTGGACGTGGGCCATGAAGAGCGGGACCGTCATCGAGACCCTGCCTCGACCAGAGTACAAATGGAGTTATCGCTTTGCGATCCCGTCCGACTGCCTGCGGGTCTTCCGGGTCAACGACTACGACTATTCCACCGGCGATTCCTCATGGGAGGTAGCTGGCAATTTCGTTCTCAGCAACGCCGATTCCGGCACGCCTGCATGGGTCGTAGACCGATCCTACGAGGTCGGCAATGCCGTCTCCAATAACGGAGTCGTCTACCGCTGCCTCGTTGCAGGCACGACCAAACAACCCGGCGTCACCACGGGATGGACAACCGACTGGGATGTCTGGTTAGGCAAGGCCATCACGCTGGAATACGTCCGCAAGGTCACCGATGTCACATTGTTTGACTCGTTATTCATTGACCTGCTCACGGCCAATCTCGCATCGAAGCTTGCCATTCCGCTCACTGGCGATGCCGCCAAGGCGATCCTCCTTGCCAAAGACAGCGATTCCCTTGCCAAAAGCCCAGCCATCCGCCGGGACTCGACCGAACGCAAGGGTCGAATCAAGCCCGCTTGGATGAGCAGCAAGCTTGTCTCCTCCCGCAATGGCGGCGATGGCATCGATGCCTCGCAGTCTTCGGGTGGTGGTCCTGCTGGTGGCGTCAGCTACCCCTCGCTCCTCGTCACCGTGGGAACGGTCACGAACCTCCCATCGGGGTCACCCCCTACGGTCACGAACACGGGCGCAAACGACACCGCTGTCCTCAACTTCGGTCTACCTCAAGGCCCATCAGGAACGGTTGCCATCGGAACGACCACTACTGGGGCGGCTGGCACACAAGCTAATGTTGCCACGACAGGAACTCCAGAGAACCGTATCCTCTCCTTCACCATCCCGAAGGGAGACCAAGGCATTCAAGGCCCAGCAGGGACGGCAGGAACGACAGGCATTCAAGGCCCAGCTAATACGCTTTCCATCGGGACGGTCACTACGGGGGTCGCTTCTGCCACCATCAGCGGCACATCACCGAATCAGACTCTCAGCTTTGTCCTCCCGCAATCGGGGTTAATTTCCAGCGCCAAGACGACACTCGCGGGCAATGGGGTCGCTAAGACATTTACAATCACCGGCCTCAAGTCGAGCGATCCGAACCATGTCATTGTGACAATAAATGGAGTCACGCAAGAACCCACCACCGACTACCTTGTCAACCAAGGCGCTGGCACGATCACGTTTTCAGTAGCCATACCCAATGGGTCGAAAATCGTAGTTGTCGCCCTTGGCCTTTACTCGCCATCCACCCAGCGCGATCCAAGCAACTACATTCACGCATTTGAAATGCAGTCTGGTTTCTCCTCTTACGGAGCAACTCAAGTCCATATTTACTACTACGGAAAACTCTTAAACTCAGATATTCCTGCCAGTGGATCAGCCTCCAGTGTAGCAAAATGGACAATCACAAAAATGATGACTAACGTTTCAAATGGAGCGATTATTTTAACGTCAAAGGCGACCAATGTCGCGTGGACTAACCGGCAGACCGCCACCTACGCATGACGACGATCACCGAATCCAACATCACCCAGCAACTGGACCTCTCCCAGTTCACGCTTGTTTTGCCGGACGACAGCATCAAGCAGATTGTCATCTACCCGACCTACGCCGATTTCCCAGTTCCCGGAAAGACCGCCCGCATCTACCACGCGCAGGACACTCACGTTCAATGGCTTTGGAACGAGGAGAGCGATACCTACCGGCTCATGCTCGAAACCATCGACTGCGGACAATTTTAGTTACCCCCAAAACAACAACACAAACCCAACAAAACCAACACAATAAATCAAATGGCAAATCCAATCATCAAAATCAAACGGGGCAGTGGTCAGCCCTCATCCTTGCAACTCTCTGAGTTGGCGTATGATACGCTGAACAAGAGTTTATTCATCGGAACCGCTGAAGGCGTTCTTGCGATTGGCGGCGAAAACGTCTTTGCGAAAAAGACTTACGCAGATTCCGCGGTCAGCGCAGAAGCCTCGCTTCGCTCCGCAGCGGACTCGACACTCACCTCGGCAGTCTCAGCAGAGGTTTCGCGTGCAACT